GGCACTTGTTCCGGCTGCACCTGATCCACCCGCACGGGGCACCGGGCACGGGTCCCGCTGGCACCGTTCCGCCTGGGCAATTTTGCCGTTTGCCGGAGGGTTTCTACTCTCCACCTAACGGGAGTGAGAAGCAGGTGTAGGGCTTTAACCTAGTAGGTTCTAGCTCTCCCCAGTAACCCCCTATAGTCCCCCTTCTTCCCCGGATTTGTCCGGCTCCGGCCACTCTAGGCCCTCTTGCTTCATCCGGGCTTGAACCGCTTGCAACACATACCCTTGTACGCTTTGCCCAGCGGCAGCAGCCGCGGCGCGGATCGCAGGCGTTATTTTTACTCGAACCGAATCCGCATTGTTTGTTTTTTCTCTCCGAACGACTTCACAGTCTCGGTCTCCATCCCAACCACCGCCCCAATATTGCCGGGGTAAGTAGTACGAGCCTAGATACTCGATCTTTTCCAGTTTACCCGTTTGCCGATTTTTGTGCATCGCCCAATTATGGGCATTGTATAGGCGTGTTTTTGCTCCACGCTTTTTCATCTCTTCGATTTCACGGCTTAACAGCTGCTTTCGTGTTCCCCCAATCGGCAAAATAAAAATTATTTCAGCCTCAAATACATCGCCGTTGTTGTAGTCCTCCTGCATTTCCTTCCTGTTATGCTTTCCAGTTTTTAACAAGCGTTCATGCTGATTTATCCGGCTCAAAATGCCCTTTTCTGAACTTCCAACATATTCCCGGCCGTTTGCTTTATTTATAATCGCATATACTCCCGGCCAGTCCTCAATTTCTTCTTCGCTGTTAATTTTCATTTTCCGCCCCTTCTTCCAGTGTTAGCGGCCGTCCTTCCTGCTCCATTTTGGCATTGAGGGCATCAAGTATATAATTTTGCAAACTTTTTCCACTGGCAACAGCTGCGGCGCGGATTGCTGCGCCTTTGCTCCGTTCCGGGCGAATCGTGATACTGTCCCGACTTGCGTTATATTTATAGCTTGCTTTTTTGTGCGCTTCTGAAACAGCCATGTTATTTTCCGCTTTCTGCCGAGTCGATTTCTAGCGGCTGCCCTTCACGGGTCATTCTTTCCTGCACAGCGTGCAAGATATATTTTTGCAAACTTTCCCCGCTGGCAGCTGCTGCGGCGCGGATTGCTGCGCCCTGTTGCTTTTTGGGGCGCATGGTTATGCTGTCCTGTCTGCGGTTGTACTCTACGTTTGCGCGTTTTCTGGCTTCTGATACTGGCATTATATCGCTCCTTCCACCCACTTGGAATAAATATATTATACAAATTGGCCGCAGGAACGTCAACGTACAATTTTGCCAGTACGTCGACGTGATTTTTGTGCAAAACAGAGAATGAACGTCGACGTGCTTGATTTGTGAACGTCGACGTGCTAGAATGCAGTCACAGCAAGCGAGCCGGACGACAAGCCGGAGCGGTTGCGAGTAAGCCGAAAGGAGAACCGACACATGAGCGCAAATTTTTTCAAGCTCCCCGAATCCGACAAGCGGAAAATCTGGGCCGCGCTTCTTGCCGAATGGCAAAAAAAGAAGCCCGCCACCCACTGAGCAGGTGACAGGCTTGCAAGATGAATTTCCGAACGTCCATCTTGTAAGCCAGTTTACCACAGATCGGGGGTGATAGTCAAGCGGATACCCCAGCGGGGCCGCACCGCTCAAAGCGGCCCCGCCCCACTACCCCGGCAGCCCGCCGGGGCAAACCTGAAAAGCAAAAGGAGATTTGAACCATGAGAATTTCAAAGAAGATCGCAACCGCCGCCGCTGCTCTGGCACTTGCCGCCGGGCTGCTGGCTCCCACCGCTTCCGCCGCCTGTCCCTACACCGTCGGCCCTCTGGGGCGGTACATCGCCCCGGCTGAGGTGCGCGGGCTGTACGCCTACGGCGACCGGGTGGAAGTCTGGTGCAGCGACCTGAAGGACGGCGACGACTGGTTTTTTCTGGTGGATGCCGAAACCGATCTGCGCATCTTCGACCGGGTCCAGCTGGTTGTGAATGCCAACGGCACCCCGGACAATTTCAGCGACGACACCGTGGAAGATGCCTTTTTTAGCTGCTGCTCCATTGACGATTGACCCCCGCCGGACACCTTAGCAGGGCCGCACCGTAAAGCGACCCCGCCCCACTACCCCGGCAGCCGCCGGGAGATCATCCCGAACACCAACCACAACACGAAAAGGAGCAAGTACCATGACGAACGAACAGATCATTTTGAACGAAGCCGCGAAGCTCGACCCCGCCACCCTGCACGCCATCGCAACAGCGCACCACACCACGGAACAGATCGCCGCCATCGCTGCCAAGGCCACCACCACCGACGACGACGGCAACGAGAAGCCCGCCACCATCGCCGACGTGGAAGCCATTCTAGCCGCCGACGAGCTGCACACCATTGCCAAGTGGAACAGCCTGAACAAGCGCATCCGCACCGGGGAAAAATCCCTCATCACCTGCTATCTGTGGAAGTACACCACGAAGCCCAGCAAGGAACAGCGGGAAGCCGCCGAAGCTGAGGGCAAGGAAGCCGCCCCCGATCCGCATTACTACCCCACGAAATCCTACCTGTTCAGCTGCCTGCAGGTTGAGGATGCCAAGGCCGCACCCGCTGCCCGCTTTGGCTCCGTCGCTGAGATCATCGCCTATAACAAGAAGCTGGCCGCAGAGCGCAAGGCCGCAAAGATCGACCTTGACAAGCTCTATACCCTCTACACGGCAGAGTACAGCCGCCTTTACAACAGCGACGACCCCGACGACGAAAAGGCAGAGCAGAACGCCGCCAAGGTCTTCGACGACAAGAGCCAGAACGACCCCGTTTTCCATGCTCTGGTTGATCGGATGATCCAGAAGATGGATGACTTTATCAGCAGTGACCGGGAAGCCGCCGCCTTTGTGCTGGCACTGGACAAGCTGAACGCCCCGGAACAGCCCGCACCCGCCCCGGCTCCTGTGCCCGTCGTCATTGAGGAACGCCACGAACTGCCGGAACTTGTCCACGTCGAGCCGCTGCCCAAGAAGCCCGCCAAGCGCACCACCACGAAACCCAAGAGCAACGCCGCCCTCAAGCAGACGGAACGCAAGGCAAAGGCCGCTTTCCTGGCCGTGCCCGAAACGGACCGCAAGGCACAGGCCGAAGCCCTCAGCGCATGGCGCAAGGCACGAAAAGACGTTGCCGACGCTGAGAACGTCCCCGCCGCTGTGCAGCAGCTTGATTTTGCAAGCATCGCCGCCGGTCTGCTGGCATGACACGAAACCACCCCGGATACTTTGGCAGGGCTGCACCGATGAAAGCAACCCCGCCCCACTTCCCGCCGGCACCCCGCCGGGGGCATACCACGAAAAGGAGTTGAACACCATGTACGAAATCAAGCTCGATCCGCTGCCCATCGTCACCGGCGACCCGGACGAACTGTTAGACCTGGACATCTGCGACACCTGCGAGTTTGCCACCACGCAAGCCGCCCGGATCGCCGCCATCTGCGAACAGGTCAAGCGGTACACCGTCACCCGGTATATCGCCCCGGGGCGGCAGATCATCGTAGCCCCCAGCACCCGGACCCCGGGCGGCTGGCAGGTCACGTTTTACCATGCCGACCGTCAGACCGGCGAGTTGGTGCCCATCGGCCACGCCGACCGGGACACCGTCGCCGGGGTTGCCGACGAGATTCCATACAACTACACCGCCGCGGATGCCGTGGCATGAACGAAAAGGAGAACGAACCATGAAAAAGTTTAACAACATCTTCGAGCAGATCAACGTGGAACTCCCCGCACGGTGGAAGATCCAGAGCCTGCGCCGCGAGATCCATTACAACCCCGGCAAGGCCGCGGAGCTTCAACAGCAGATTGCCGCCGCCCGGATCACCATCATCTGCGCCCGCCGCGGCTACCTGTACACCGCCTGACCCACCGCCGGACACTCTAGCAGGGTTGCACCGCTCAAAGCAGCCCCGCCCCATCGCCCCGCCGGGGCTATCACGAAACACGAAAAGAGGTTTACCACCATGACAACGCCAAACGATGCCCTGGACTTCTACCCCACGCCGGACAATCTGGCATGGAAGATGGTCCACTCCCTGCGGGAAGGGAAATACAACACCCTGCCCGTGCCCATCCTGGAACCTTCCGCCGGGGATGGGGCACTTGCCCGGGCTGTCCACTCCGCCGCCAACATCTACCACGACGGCAAGACCGGGGAACTGGATCGCAGCAGCACGGAACGGGCGAAGAACTTCGAGCTTGACTGCATCGAGCTTTCCAGCGACTTCCGCGCCAAGCTCAAAAAGGACGGTTTCCGGGTGGTGCATGATAACTTTCTGACCTTCCGCCCCACCACGAAATACGCTGCAATCGTTATGAACCCGCCTTTTTCCGCCGGGGCCGCCCATCTTCTCAAGGCTCTGGACGTGATGAAGGACGGCGGCAAAGTCCGCTGTCTGCTCAACGCCGAAACGATCCGCAACCCCTACACGAACGAGCGGAAAGCCCTGGCCGCAGAGCTTGAACGGCTGAACGCTCAAGTGGAGTACATCCCGGACGCTTTCAAAAACGCCCGCCGGGCTGCCCGGGTCGAGGTTGCGCTTGTGTCGGTGGACATCCCCGAACGGGAGCCAGTAAGCCGCATCCGCCTTGACCTGCAACACGAAGCAGAGGACACCTTGAAGGAAAACCCCGAACTTGCCGCGCTGGTATCGTCGGACCCCATCACGGCAGCCATTGAGCGGTACAACGCCGCGGCGGAAGGACTGCGACGCATCTTCCAGGAGTACAACGGGGTCAAATCCCTGTTTTCCTCTGCCGGTGGCACGAATTACGACCCGGTGCTTGCTTTCACGAAATCGTACAACGAAGCCGTGAAAGACCTGCGCGGGATGTACTGGAAACAGCTTTTCACCCTGCCGCAGCTGTTCGATGCCATGACCTACGAAATGCAGCAGGACTATCTAAAGCGGATCGACGAGCTTAAAAACTACGATTTCAGTTCCTACAACATCCTGACCGTGCGGGAAGAAATTTCACGAAACCTGCTTTCCAGCATCGACAACGAAATTATAAAGCTGTTCGACGACTGGACGCACCTGCATTGGAACCCCGAATACTCCAAGAACCTGCACTACTACAACGGATGGAGTACCAACGAAGCGTACAAAATCGGCAGCAAGGTCATTTTCTTCTGCAACGCCTTTGATACCTACAATGGCCGATTCTGCCCCCGGTGGAGCGTCGAAAGCAAGCTGGCACAGGTCGAGCGGGTGCTTCACTTCTTGGACACCAACGGCAAGCCCTACAACGGCGACGAACTCCGCGCTGCCCTGAAAGCCGCCGAGGAAAGCGGCCAGACCCGCAACATCCAGCTTCACTATTTCAAGGTCACGTTTTACAAGAAGGGTACGGCGCACATTGAGTTTACCAACACCGACGTGCTGAAATCCTTCAACCTCTACGCCGGACAGAAAAAGGGCTGGCTGCCGCCCACCTACGGCAAAAAGAGCTATCACGATATGCCCGCCGCTGATCGGAAGGTGGTGGACAGCTTCGAGGGCGAGGAAAGCTACACCGACACCCTCACCCGGCACCTGATCCCCACGAAATCCACCTTCTTACAGCTGAACGCATAACACGAAATCGGACACTCTGGCAGGGCAGGCACCGTAAAGCAGCCCCGCCCCATCTGCCCCGGCATCCCGCCGGGAGTATCACGAAATCCAACCATAACGCGAAAAGGAGCTGTCACGAAATGAAACTGAAAGAGACCCGCATTCTGGACGCTGAGGGCGCACGTTACGCCTGCATCGCCAACGACTACTGCACCTGCTGCGATTGCGAAGAATACGACCGCATCTTGAACGATGCAGCCGAGAGCAGCCGCAAGCCGGGCGGCATCACGGTGGACGATCTGACCCGCATCGCCGAGGCCATCAAAGCCCACAGCGAAACGGATGACGATGTGCCCGCCATTGCCTTTGCGCTGTCCCGGCGCACTGTCTCCCACTTCACCGAAGCCTGATCCGCTGCCCACCACGAAACGCGAAAGGAAGTATTCAAGCATGAAAACCTATACCCGCCACAGCATTGCAGGATGGGACGTTTACACGGACGATGAAACCGGGCGCGTCCACCATCTCGTTGACCCGGATTCCAACGACCCGCGCACCCTGTATCCCTACATTCCCGCCGCCGGGGGTGGATGGGATAACGCCTGCGGCAGTCTGACGCTCTCCGCCCTGCGCGGCCGCATTGCACGAAACACCATCCGCTTTGCCTGATTTCTGCGCCCCGGCCACCCGCCGGGGATTTTGTGGGATTCCACACGAAATCTTTCTTGCGTTTTATTGCTTTTCTTTGCGTTTTGCCCTATCATGGTTGTAACGAAATCCAGTAACAAAAACCGACAAGGAGGTATTCTCATGTATACGATTCCTGCATTTGGCCCTTGGCCTGAACAGAACGCCGGACCCGACGAAGAAAAGCGGCTGACCAGTGCCCAGCAGAGCAAGACCAGTCCCACCAGCATTGACCGGGAACACGAAACCGGGGTTTTCTACGGCTCCGGCAAGCTACCCTATCAGACCAGCCTTGCCGCCTGCACCTGCAACGATTTTGTGAAACGGAAAAAGCCCTGCAAGCATATCTATCGCCTTGCTATGGAGCTTGGGATCATCCCTCTGGACTATAAGACGGGCAGGAGCAGCGGCGAACGGAACGAAGCACAGATCAGCTTTGAGGACAGCATTGCCCTTGTGGAGCAGCTTTCTGAGGCTGCACAAAAGCACGTTGAGAATATGCTGTACTACACCAGTGAGCGGGTAGACGACCGCCAGCGGGCCGTTACCTGCTACGATCTCGACGTTTCCGAAGAGCTGCGCACGTCGCCGCTGATCCACGAAAATCCTTATCCGCTGGCCGAGGTGCTTTCCGACCTCTCAAAACCGAACCTGCTCATTCTCCTTGATGCCATCCGCCGGGAGGGCAAACCCCGCCGCAGCGCAGCCAAAGCCAAAATCGTGGAGTGGATCGCCGAAAACGTGCCCATGCTGGCAAACGAGCTGCCGCCGTGTGCGTCCTTCTCCTTCGTGGAGGTGTTCGACAAGGCCCAGCGGGACGTTTACAAGTATCTGCGCCGCAAGTATGAGATGGAAACAGACTGGTACACCGGGCTTGAATATCCCGCCGGGGCAGGTCTTCCCAACGAAAATGAACTTGTATTTTACTTCCCGGAAGATCGTGTCACTGCCGCCCTTACGAAATA